CCTCCCCGCTAGGTGCGGGCTATTTTATGGACGCGCCGAGAGTGGTGAATCCACCCAGCAGAGAATCGAGTTCGTGCCGTTGCTGGCGAGCTGCAGGGTCACGGTGTTGAGGATCAACCCGTCGGACTCTGAGCCGATGACGGTCACGTTCTCGACGACGCCGCAGATGTTGGCGGTGAAGCCGTAGCCGTTAGCGTCAAGTCCCTGCACCTGAACGAACTTCGTGGTGCCGATGTCGCCAACTGGGAAGGCGCTCGTTGCCGCGCTGTTCGATGCGATGGTCAACTCAAGGGTGCCGTCAAGGGCTCCCGTGTAGGCGACGCCGCCCGCGTTGACGTTCGTGGTGGAGCCGTTCAGCACCTGCAGCGGGGCAGCGCCCGGCATGAGTGTGAGGTTCCAGTTCGTGATGTAGCTGGAGTAGGCGGTGCCCGTGCCCGTCTTCGCGGTGATCATGGAGCCGTGCGTCTTCAGTCCGAAGAGTCGCCCCGGGATGAAGAACTGCTGAGCGAAGGCAGCGGTGCTGACGTCCGTGCTGGTGGTCAGTGCGCGTCCAGCCCACGTAGTGCCCATCTGGAGAAGGCCCGACTGATCGGCGCTCAGGCTGATTTCAGTTGGCACGCAGCCGTCGATCACGAAGCTCTGCACGCCGTCCGTGACGTAGAGCGAGTAGGTCTTCAGCGTGTCAACGTCTGTCTGGCTTGGAGCGTATGCCCACGTGTACGGGCCAGCGCCCGACGGGGTGATGGTGGCGAGTGAGTCGAAGATGATCGGCAGCGTGCGGAGTGACGCAGGAGCTTCGCCGAAGGTGACGACTGGAGCCTTGGCGGTGATGGTTGCCGAAGCCGCTACGCGGCGTGGGCGGATGCCGACGCTCTTATCATCAGCCAAGTCAACGGTGACGCCCGGGTCAACGATGCCCACGATGTCCGTGTGGAGCAGCTGCCCGTTGGCGTCGTTGAAGGTTGCAGGCGTGCCGTAGCCGCTCTCGCTCTTGACGACGACCTTCGTGAAAGACTTAGCGCCTAGCGTTGGCATTACTTGGACTCCTTCTCAACTTTCGCCGTGGTGGCGTTGGGCTTATTGTCTACGATTTCAACGAGCCCGCTGGCTGCCAGCGATGTGGCAACTGCGGCGTCCAGTTCGACAACGTCGTCAGACGCTGGGAGGTATGGGTTGCCCTCAGCGCGGGGCTGAACAACCTTGACCAGAAGCGTGCGAAGCGTATCAGGCACTGACGTTTACTCCCTCAAGAATACTCACCTGCAGCTCAGCCGTGATCGTGAGATACGTCACGTCGCTCCATGTGTCAGTGCCAATGGTAGTGCTTGCAACGATCGCCTGCGCAACGTCGGCTGTGTTCAGTTGCACCTGCCCGTCAAACACGCCACGGAGCCACGTGCGCCACGTGAGGAGGTCGGCGTACTTGCGGGCCATGTCAGCCTGATCCTGCGTGTAGATGGTCACGTTCACGGTCAGCAGGGTGGTGCGGCTGCCGCCCGTGCCGTAGCTGATGGTGTCGCCGCCGGGGATGCAGACGGCTGCAGGCACCACGGCGAGATTGTCAGGCGGGGTGGCGTGGGCTGCTCGGAGCGTGTACCCAGCAGGCTTCGTGGCTGCGACTAGGCGAGCCGCTACGGCTTGGTGAATCGTGAGGTCGTTCATCAGATGGCGAGCCCGCCGCGAAGGCGGTACGGCTCGAGCAGGATGCGGGCTTCAGGGTGCAGGGCTGCGCTCATGCGGAGCACGCCGCCCAAGTCCTGCGAGCCGATCACGCCGAAGGGGGCGGTGCGGCTTGACCAGATTGCGCCCGCCTGAATCAGTGCCGCCTGCTTGACGGCTGCTGGGACTGAGGGCCAGCCGAAGATGCCCGTGACCTTCACCTCAAGGTATCCGACTGGGAAGTTCAACTTGGCAGTGCTGAACGGGCTCGTGTCAATCTCCGTGTAGGGGCGAGAGTCCAGCGCGGCGTTGCGCGGTGCAAGGATGTAGTCGTTGGCTGACCACACCTGCGAATACGTCCCGTCGCCGTTGACGTCCGTCGCCAACTGGCTGATCGAATAGATGGGATCGGTCAGCACGAAGTCGAAGCGGTCGGCGGTGTAGTAGCGCGTCTGGCTGGACGTTCGACTGAAGCCGACCTTCGTGTCCACGAAGTTGTTGATGAGCTGATCAGCAGAGTCCAGCACTGATTCCAGTGCCGCATCGTCGGCACTGTCAGTGATCCCCAGCGATGATTTCAGTTCTGCAAGGCTGGCGTACGGCATTAGTTGCCCACCGTCATGAGGGTGACCGTCTGGGTGCCAGAGTTGCTCACGGCATAGAGCGCATCAGTAGGTTGCAGGCGAATCTCTAGGGGCCCAGCCGCTGAGTCAAGGCGCATCCCAGTGCTGCTGCTCACGGTCGCTCCGCCTAGCCAGATGGTGACCTGCGTGTGCACGTAGACGATGCAGCCGTCAGTGTCAGCCTGAACGAGCAGCGTCGGCGTGGATGCGTTGATGCTTTTGTGAACGCTTTCAACTGCCATTAGTTTCTCCCCTTGCGTGGCTTGGAGGTTGTCTTCGGGAGTGTAGCGCGCTCAGGCTCCTGCTCAAGCGTTGCACGCTCCTGGACTTGTGGCACGGGCACTGGCACGGCGTAGCCGTGGTTGATGAGGTTGATGGCTTCGCTGGTTGGCAGGTCAATCTCGCCGCCCACTGCGGGCCATGGCTGCCCGTTGCGGGTGCCGTCTAGTCGATAGATAAGTCGCACTTTCATGTTGACCTCCTGCTAATGGTGACGGGGAGCCGAGCCGAAGCCCGACTCCCCGCCGCCTGCGAGTCTAGTCCCGAAGGATTAGACGTTCGCGCCCTTGAACGTCTTGACGGCGTTCGGGTCAATGAGTCCCGTTGCACCACGAAGGATGCCGCGGTAGCTCACGAGCCCCGTGCCGAAGGCGAAGGAGCGGTCAGCCTCAATCGCAGGAGCGCCCGCGATTGCGGTGTAGATAGCGCCAAGGTCGCCGAAGGCGATCGAGAGAGCTTCGTCACCGTTATCAGCCAACGCGGCTGAATAGACTGGGAAGCCAAGCACCGTGTCTGGGCGAGTCTGATCGCCCGGCACGAAGATTGGGCGGCTTGCGCCGTCAACGAGTCCCATGACCAACCCAAGCGTGGTGTCGTTCATGAGGAAGCCGCGCTTCGCAGCGCGACGATACTGCTGCTTCACCGAATAGATGAGGCTCACAAGGTTGGCATACGTCGGATTGACGGCTGCGCCCTGAATCCCAACGGTTGCAGCGGCAGCAACGGCAGGAGCAGCAACTGCCCCGTGCGCGACGCTTAGCTCTGCAGCCAGCTTCTCAGTGGCCCATGAGGCTACGTCGAACATCTGATCCTGAACAGTCTCGATTCCGACCTGAAGGAGTGAAGCGTACTTCACTGGCGTCAGGCTGAGGGACGAGTTCGTGCCGTCCGACTCGCCGATCGCCGAGCCTTCGTTCACTGCGGCTGCAGTGCCGAGAGCGGTCGTTCGTGGAAGAGCAAGGACGTTGCCCTTCTCGAGCTGGATGACGGAAACAACGGCAGGGTCAACGAACGGGTTGACCTGACCAGCGGTGATCCAGAAGCGGTCACCCTGCTCAACTGCCTGCGTGAAGGTCGCCTTCGTGATGTCACGAAGCTCAACCGTGCCGCCGTCTCGGGCGATTCGGCGAAGCTCAGCGGAAAGGTCACGGGTCGACTCAGTCGCCGGGGCGAAGGCAACTGCCTTCTCCGAGCGAGCGGCGTCGGCTGCGGCACGGGCCTCAGCAGCGATCTTCTCTGACTGGATTGCGGAAGCAACAACTGAAGCCTCCGAAGTAAGGGCGTCAAAGCGAGCCTGAGCCTCAGCCGTAAGGGCTTCGCCCTTGGCTGCTGCATCTGCAACGATGCCAGAAGCATCCGTAAGCAGCGCGGCGCGCTTCTCAGCCAGATTCTTGATGCTGTCCATGTTGGACTCCTTCATCTTTATCTGGGTTTACACAATACGCCGAGCCACCTATCCGACGCTTCTGATGATCAGCCAGAAGAACCGTGGCGCGTGGGCTGTTGGGAGTTTATCCCTTCAACTGCTCCAACTTCAGGCGGGCTGCCACAATGGTGTGGTGCTCGCCAGCCGGGGCAGTTGTCTCAGTGACGACTTCTTGCTCGGGTGCTGCGCCCAACTTGGCGCGCACTGCGTCGAGCAGCGCCGTCTGATCAGCGTCAAGAGCGTTGCCAGCCTTGACGGCTTCAAGTGTCTCAACGAGAGCGTCGCCGTCCACGCCGATCTTGCTCGGCGCGATCTTGCGCACGGCGCTCAGTCCGAGCGTTGCAGGGTAGGCGGGCGTGTGTCCCGATAGGATTGACACCTCAAGAAGCCCGACTTCAGTCAGCGTGCGGCTGCCGTCTTCGTGCCACTGCTGCCCGTTCTTGGGCACGGTGAATCCGAAGGACTGGCCCATCGCCTTGGCTTCGTGCTGCAGCTTGCTGATGATTGCGGCGGCGTCTGGGTCGGCAGGGTCAAGGCGTGCTTCGACCTTCAGCCCGACCTCATCCTCAGTCAACTGCAGGCGCCCGCTCGCGGTCGTTGCCAGCATGCGGCTCTCATCATGACCATGCAAGAATCGGATCACGCGGCGCCCCTGCTCCGCCTGCTTGATAGCACGGGCGAAGGCACCCTTGGCGATGCGCTCGATGAAGGGCAGCCCCTGCGATTCGGAGTTGAAGACGGCAGCGTATCCCGTGAAGGTCTTCTGCCCATCTTCGCCTTCGGTGACGGTGAAGTCGCCGAGCGGCAGTGCGCGTGTTTCGTGTTCTCGTGCCATTGAGTTCTCCTCAAGCTGCGATGTGTTGTTGATACTATCCGCCCAAGCCAGCACGCGATCGGCGCCGTTTGTGTCTACGGGATTGACGCCCCAGAGTAGGGCGGCAACGGCTCCAGGGCCCGGGAAGTCAGGATGCTCGGCGTCACTATTCTGCGGTACGCCCTCCCAGTCGCCACGGTGTCGGCGAATCCACGCCGCCATGCGAACGACCTTCTCGTCATCCACTCGCCCGTCGGCAAGTTGGCGCGCTTCTCGGATGGTTGAATCCTGCAAGCCGTCGCCGCCGAGCCCGCCTTCGTAGGCTTCAAGCCCAGCCTTCGCTGCAGCTGCGACGTAGTTCGGGACGTTGACGATGGCGCGCTCTTCGTCCGTGATGAACTGCTCTGGCGTGTAGGCTTCAATCCCCAAGCCCTGCGCCATGGCGCGCACGTCTGGGTCGTTGTCGATTGCATACTCCAACTCTGTGCCGTACTGCTCCTTGAGAAGTCCGTACTTGTACTCCTTGAAGGCGAGCCCGGTAGCGAAGGCGCTGCCCTCAAAGTCGTTCAGGTGAATCTCCTCAACGCCAGCCACTCCGTACTCCTGCAGCCACGCGCGTGTCTCAGTCAGGCGGTCGATCTTGCGCGCGCTGACGATGATGACCTGCGCGTCGCCGCTCATGACCTTCTCGTTCAGTGCGTCAATCAGCGGCTGGTTCGGCTGCTCGTTCTCCAGCACCAGCGTGCCGTCTAGGTCAACGATGACGTAGCTCACGCCTGCGGCTCCTCACCTACGGTGCCGATGTTGAGCGGCTGGCGGAAGGCGTCACCATCAGGGCCCACTGGCGGGCGATCCTCAAGGGTGCGCACTTCGTTCAGGCTGAGGAAGCCGTTGTTGAGTGCCACGGCGTAGGCGTCGAATCGCTCCTTCGTCAACGGTCGCAGCATGCTGTCAACGTTGAACTTGATGAAGGTGGTGTCGCCAACGATGAGCCGCTGGAAGCCTGCTTCTAGCCGAGCGATCAGGCTGCCGAGTCCCAAGGTCAACCACTCTCGTGAGATGATCTCAAGGCTATTGAAGCTAGAGTTGCCCCCCGGCAGCTGGAGAAGATGCAGCGGTACGCCATAGAGTCGAGCGATCGCCTGCGTGCCTGCTTCCATGTTCTCAACGATTGCCAAGTCTGACGGGTTGAAGCCCATGCTCTTGAAGTCGGCTCCGCCCGTGAGTACTGCAACCTTGTGCATGTTGCGCAGCCCTTCGTGACGTCG